TTAATTAAATTAAAATTTTTATCGTAAATAGATTCTCTTTCACACTCTCCCATTTCATCTACTATCCCACCACCATCTGCAATAAAATAATTTTGATTATCTCCAACGGTAACTTTACTACAGTAAGCATGGAGTAAGTGATGTTCTCTATTTTTCTTGTTTGAAAAGTTTATGATTACAGTGTGTTTATTAATAATTTTGAAATTATTAAATATAATTCTATGGTGAGCTTCATCTATAGTATTATCCCCTCCATTCAAATCTATCAAAAGTATAAAATCGAATATTATGTTTAAAGATTGTAGATAAATTAATACGTTACCAGGTAGTTCACAACTATGTTTAACTCTATTAAATCTATCTAACTGACAATGCATTAATAAATTATTATCTTTGGCTATCGAAAATGCACCATCGTGGCCAAAATAAATGGAAAGTATGTACATTTAAGTATATAATATTGTGTCTTTCATAATTTACGTAAGTAATATATAAGGATATTATGCTACAAAAATTAAATTTCAAGTCAGGATTTAACAAGCAAGATACCGAATCTGGAGCCGAAGGACAATGGGTAGATGGTGATTTTGTCAGATTTAGATATGGATTACCTGAAAAAATAGGTGGTTGGAATCAATTAACGACTAATTCTTTAACATTACCCGGAGCAGCCAGACAACAAGTTGCTTTTACCAGTTTTGCTGGGGAAAAATATGCAGCCATTGGAACTTCACAAGGTTTATTTTTATACTATGGAGATGATTTTTTTGACATCAGCCCACTAGATACTGCTATAACAGGAGCTACCTTAACCACAACAAATGGATCAAATATTATAACTGTAAACAAAGGTTCTCATGGATTATTAGTAGGTAGATATATAACTTTATCATCAGTAACTGTAACAGGTGCATCAGGTTTTACGGCAAGTGATTTAGAAAAAACTTATGAAATATTGACAGTTCCTGATGTAGATAAATTTACAATTCAAGCTGCATCAAATGAAACAGGATCAGGTATGTCAGCAGCTGGAGCAGCTACAATTAATCCATATGTAATAGTAGGACCTACCATTCAAACAGGTGGTTATGGATGGAGTACATCAACTTGGGGTGCATCTACATGGAACACGCCAAGGGCAACAACTAGTGTTGTTCTAGATCCAGGGAACTGGAGTTTAGATAACTTTGGCCAGGTTTTAGTTGCAACAATATTTAATGGAGAAACTTTTACATGGAATGCAGGTGCTACAAATGCAAGAACGATTAGAGCTTCCAAAACTACAACCAACTTTCAAACTACAAATAACCCTACCACCACTAGAATATCGGTGGTTTCCGATAG